ACTGTAGGCGAGCTACGCCAGCGTGCAAGTTCAATGAGAGATAGCATCTTCCAAATACAAGGTGGATCGCCAATACAGCGTCTTCAAAACACGGATATGTTTGGCATCGACTCTGAAGCACGACTCACGCTTTCCGAGTTTGTAGACAAAGGCGCACCTGGATGGCAGCTCAAGCAGGCAAGAATCGAAAATCTCCTTAGCACAACACTTGCTGAAGGGGATGTGGAAAGAATTTCTGACCAGGGCGAAGTTGGTCGGCAGCTTGTTGAGGACTTGCAAGATTTTGTAGAGATGTCGTTCACGGAACGTGCGACACTGGCCTACCAAAATATGCCGCCATACCCCGTGCCACTCTCCGAGGTGATTGGTGAAATGTGGGTGGACAAAGATGGCCAGCGTTACCGCAGGGGTGAGACAGAGTTATCCCTTGTTGGTGAAGAGATTGTTGAAAGAAAAACCAGGCAAAAAATACCTGTAGACAAAATCTACACCAAGGGTTCGTCACTTTACAAACCTGGAGGGTCACGAGCACCAGAGGGCTATACGGGAGAAGGCGTCCTCAACACAGCAACCGCGCTTCCTGGGTCGGTGTTTACGCTTTACGGAGGGCGAGCCACCCTGGTGATTGGCGAGGGCTTGACTGGCATCCTAGAAATGCACCGTGTTCCCCCGATCAGGGTGTCCCTGGAACAGTTTATTCCAGTAGACATGTACGCCAACGATTCACAGATGGCGATGACTGCTGACCAAGCACGCTCTGTTGCTGCTGAGCTTATGGCTCGCGCTGACGGTGTGAAGGACATCAAGCTGAAATCTGAGCTTGAATCAGCAGCGGCTGACATTCTTGGTCTGAATTACAAGAGAGCTGGCCGAGGCAAAGCTGGCGAGTTTGTGCAGCCCAAGACGCTGCAAGAAGCTCTTGAACTATTCAACGCAGGCATTGTCGATGCCGATTATGTCGCCTCGCTGTTTAGACCAAACGTCAAACAAGCTCCCATGCGTGTTCGTGAGCAGGAAAGGACACATCGGGAAGGCAAAGAGCTCGACGAGTACCGAAGGCTCAAAGACCGATTGTTGGCAGAAGCCAGGGGAGCCCGGAACGCTCGTGTTGGTTTTGAGCCACGCAAGAAAGCCAATGAGCGTGTCCGTGAAATCCGCAACAAGCTTCTCCAAGAGCTTCGTGACTTCAAGTACGACGTAAAGATCGCACAAGACAGCGTTGGACACTTGCGTGATTTTGTTATGTCACAGAAGGACATTCCCAAATCAGTTCGTGAGCAGATTCTGGGGCAGCTGCGTGTCGGGCAGACTCTCGACTTTGACAAGATCCAACGTGTGTTTGACAGAGCTGAAGTCAAGATCCTCCAATTCCTGGAGCAAAGAGCCCGTCGTGAGTTGTTCGGCACAGTCAAGCTGACCAGATCACTTGCCAACTCCAACCCAAACAAATCTGGTGCCTACGCTCTCTTGCCCAAGTATCAAAAGCTTGCAGAAGAAGTGTTGGGCTCTTTCCCTGAGCCTGTACCTTTGTACCCAGCCTCGCAAGCAGCCAGGACGACTGCGGAGCAGCTAATCAAAAGTGACGTTCCCCACTTGGTCGAGCACGGCAAGGAAATCCTTGATCGACCAACTGGCAGCGCGTTGCAGTTCCGTGTGCCTAAGAAAAGCACCGACCCTGCTGCTTACGACAACGCTATCGAATCCCAGTCAGAGCTTAGAGATCAGCTGTTCTCTGTTATTGAAACCAACAATGCCGAGCAGCAAAAAATCCTTGCCACCAGGCGTGCTGAGCTTCAAGAGGTTGAGCTTAACACCCGCTTTGACGTAGAAGCTGCCGCCCTTGAAGGACTTGTTCCGGCTGATTTCAAAGCTATGAACCAGGTGATGGATGCTATCGACCGGAATCTTGGCGACAAGTCATTTAGCACCCTTATGAAATACACCTCTGGCGGGGCAATGAGCATGGGCAAGCTCATGGAATTGATGACAGCCAGGGGGGATCTTTACAACGTCCTGTATCGCAAGTTTACGCTTCGTGATCGTGTCTACAACCGTGTGGACATGGAGACTAAGCAAGGGCGTGACGCTCTCATGCTTTCGGCAGGCATCACCACGCAGCTACAGAACAAGTACGGAAAGGCGTACAACGGCGGTAATGATGTTGGAGCCGAAAACAAGATTGGCGTCAACTATGGGACGGACGCTGATGGCAACGCCCTTTCAGTTTCTCTTAGCGCAGCTGAGCTGGTTTACATTGCCACGCTGAGCCGTGCAAGCCGTACTGTTGGGTTCATTGACAAGGCTCACCTCAACTTTGGTCCGCAGGTCAGATTTGGTAAAGACCTGAGAATCAAGATCACAACTGAATTCCTTGAGAACATCGAAATTGCACTCAAAGACCTGGGAGCACGACTGGGCTTTGACTTGGTGATGATGGCCGAAGGCAACATTGCCATGTTCAACAATAGCTCACTTGCAGAAGTATCCAGAGAGTCTTTGATTCAACAGCACAACCGTGCAGGTCTTCAATCCATGCGAGGCTTGAAGTACGTTCCCATCCCTCGTAAGTCTGCAATCGTTTCAGAAGACCCCACAGGTATGATGGAAGGTGCAGGGTTCACCGAAACAGAACTGTCTGCTTACATCAACGCGGCTGACCCAACCATGATGACGCCGATCAACGACTACGGTCTGACTGAGGACAAGAGTGTTCTTGGTGCGACTGTAGAGAGTAAGGCTGACATTGTGATGCTTGAAGACGGCCCGTTCTATGAGCGACGAGCCCAGGCACAGCTTGCTCAATACACCGTCGTCCCTGTTTTGGCTGAGATTAGGCATGCCGTAGCTGGCCCCACAAACAGAGGTGCTGGCGACTCTATGGTTAGCATCAGCTCTCAAGCTATCGAACAAGCAGGATTTGGAAACATCCGAAAGCAAATCCTGGACCGGATCGAGGCTATCGCTCTTGGCAAAGCTGGCAAAGACCTAACACAGAAAAGCACGGAAGAGAAGCTGTTGCGTAAAGCACAGAGCCTGTTTGGCATGCGTGCTCTTACTGCGAACCCAGGTATTGCAGTCAGCCAGGTAGGTTCTGAGATGTTCTACGATATGTATCTGCCTGAAGGCTATCGGTTCGACGCAAATCGGCCTGTTATCAGTGAGTTTATGAACACTCTTGCTGGTCTTCAAAGTGCTTTCAGAGAGATTCTCCCCGTGTTCAAATCGACAGGTAGTGCTCTCGGAACACTTTTGCCAGAAAAATACACACCTGAGCTGCCCACCCTTCGTGAGCAAGCAGTAGAAGCTGGTTTAGGCGACGACTTTGATTTCGCTTATGAATACAGTATGTCTTTCAGAAAAACAGCGACCTCTGAAAGTGGCATTCAAATCTTCTCAGGACAGACTGCGGCTGAGCTTGAGGCTTCTGCTAGGGCAAGAAAACAAGAAGACGCATTTTTCAATGCCATCCAAAGTGTTGACGGCAAAACGAGGTTGCGTGGCATGCGGAGATTCAGGCAAGCTGAAACCGACAATGTTCTGCGAATGTTGAAAGCCTCCGTTAAGACTGTAGACGGGCTACAACCTACAACAAAGAATCTTGTAGACGCATTTGGCATAGAACGAACCCAGCAAATCTTTGACGAGTTGAATGGTGCTCTTGCTACAAAAGTCGGACCAGGCAATCCAACACAAGAAGAGCTTATTAACTTTGTTACCGAAACTCCGTTTGACGCTCTACGAGCTTCGCCAGGATTAAGAGAAGTCATCATCTCAAAGTTTGACGAGGCGACCGCCTCTTCGCAGCCAAACTTTGACTACTCACACTTGACCGGCAACGCTCTGCTTACCCGTAAAAATATCTACGCATACTTCTTTATGCCGTTCCGTGGATACTTGAACGCGGCTTACCAGACGTTTGTAACCTCAATGGGACAGCAACGCGCGGCGAGTCGTAGCAAAGAATTTATGGATCGACGCCAGCGACGAGTTGACCAATACGTCGAAGAACAAGTTGAAAAGGATCGCAAAGCACACGACAAGAACCAGGAAGGCGTGCCAGATGATGGCAAGGTGCCTTTCGACGAAGCTGCCGGTAGAGCTAAATACGAGGGCATTGGGGGCAACAGGCCAGCACCAAATCCAAACTACAAGAACCAGGCTGGACGAGCCTTGTTCCGAATTTGGTTTGGTGGCTTCTTGTTGACTCTTATGAAGGACGTTGTTTCAGCCATTCTGAACCCAACACAACAGTTGGTTGCTTACCAACAGATGATTGATGAGCCTGGTGCGTACATCAAACGAACTGGTCTTCGGTATGGTGCTGGGCCTGTCACCTCTATCGCCAGCATCTTCCCAGCGGCTGGTTTGATGAACTCTCTTCTCTATCACGGCTTTCAGGCCGTTGGTATGGGCAAGGTCTACCCCTTCAAGCCACAGACTGTGCCTGACGCCCTGGTTGAAGACCTTATTGCACCTTTCAACAGGGCTCGTAAAAAACTCGGTCCCAATGTTTTCACAGACAACAAAGAGTTTGACGCTTCTGGGTTTGTGGATTTGGCGAAAGGTATCTTTGGGCTGATGGGTGCCCTCCTTTCTCCGTATGCCGCGTACGGCGTGACTGCGTATCAGCTTGACCGACAGATCGACCCACTGGGGCAAATCGAGAACGTAGAAGAGCTCATGGAAGGTAATGAAAAAAGTAAATCCCCTGGACTAAGGCGTTAGAATGGAGCCAACATGACCGTATCCAACACACTTTTTGAGAAGCATTTTCAGCCTGCCAACAGCGTCCCTGTGACTCTTCCCCTCGGTTTTCAAGTATTTGACTCAACCGAGATCAAAGCTTTCTTCGACGGAACTCCTGTTACAGAAGGTTTTACCGTCGACACAGATGCGAACACTGTCACATTCACTTCAAACCCTGGTTTTGATTCGTCTAAAACCTTGATTTTGCGTCGAGTCTGTCAACAGACCCAGGGGACCAATCTGGTCAACAACCAAGCCTTGGATGTGGAGGCGGTTGAAACAGCTCTGGACAAGGCTACCGCGTTGAGTCAGCAGGGTATGACAATCGACGATGACGGGGAGCTTGACGCCTCCAAACTGGTGGATACAACGGTCACTCCACGGCGGATTACAAATGTTGCCGATGGGGTTGCCGCTAGTGACGCTGCGACGGTTGGGCAGCTTGTTGGTGGGACAGGTACTTTTGTCAACAGTATTGTTGGTGACGGAGGAACCCTTCTGACAGGTTCTGTCACCCTTGACACCGACGATGTTGACGAGGGTTCGTCAAACCTTTACCACACCACCGCTAGGGCGGCAGCAGCAGCTCCCGTGCAAACGATCACATCGACTGGGAAAACCATCACTGTCACCCAGCCTTCTACTGGCACCTTCAATGTTGAAGTCGTGTCTCAAAACACTGGCGGCACCGTGCCGGAAGCATCTGGCGACGACAAGTTCATTGTTACCTCCAGCGGTGCTTATGTGCTTGAGTCTGGTGCTACCGCAAGATCCTCGTTGGGTGTTGGCTCCAGCGACAACGTGAGCTTCAACAACGTAGCCGCCGGTGGCACACTGAATGTCACAGGCACATCCACACTTGCTGGTGCTGTGACTGCCAACGGCGGTATAACTTCGACGGGTCAGATTGCAGCAGAGCAAATTACTTCTACTGACGACCTTACTGTCGCGGCTGATGCCACCATTGGTGCAACGCTTGCTGTCACAGGTACAACGACGTTGACAGGTTCTCTTGTAGGTGCCAGTAGCAACAAGGTCGGTATCAACATCACTTCCGCCAACGCTGACGGAATGCTGCACGTTCAAGAAGCTTCTGCCGGTAGCGTGACCGCTCCAGGGACAGGCAACCTGTTGGTTCTTGAAACCAACGACACGAGCAATGGTTTGTCAATTATCCAACCAGATCCAAGTGGGTCTGATGTCACGGCCAACATTTTCTTTGGCAAAGTAGCTGACAACGATTCGGGTGGTATCACCTACACCCACAACCAGACGAATCGCAACCAAGATACCCTGGCTTTGAATTTTGGTGGTCTGTCTGCTGTGTTTGATGCCAATGGTGGTAGCAACAACCAGGAACTGATACTTCCGTCCACCACTAAAATCAAAAACGTCACAACTCCGACCGCTGATAGCGATGCGGCCAATAAGAGCTACGTCGATAATCTTCTTCCAACCACATCGAGTTACCCCGTTGCCGTGTTCCACTCTGCTGTAGAAGATACAAAGGCCTACAAGGCTTACGCCATGGGCGACAATGGAGGTGGTTTTGAATACAGATTTACAACCTTAAGTTTGTCAGCGGCAAGGTCTACCTCTGGAACCAGTGACATCGTTCGGGCTGGAAACGGCATCACTTTGGCAGCTAACGGTGTGTACAGAGTGTCAGTCCATGGAAAAACAAGAAACACTGACGAAGGTACGACTTTCGGATTTTTCCCTGGTATACCATTCTTCGGTTTGACCACGGATGAGAGGACAGCAGCGGGTACCGGAACTCTAATTTCAGAAGGAGTACGTCGGACCACAAATAGGCTGGCAGATGCTTTGGCTACTGGTGGTGATGAGCTCGCCGTTCCCGGTTACGACAACACTGAAGCATCATTTTCCTTCTACCCTTTCGATCAAATGTTGACTGATATTTATACCGTTGGTGGCAGCAATTTGACTTTTTATCCGACGATTATTGCGCCCTGCGCCCCTAACCAGCTTGGAATTGTTGTTGATGCAATAGCCACGATTTCTGTTGAACGACTGGATGCCTTGCGTTGAGCCAAGAAGCCGCACAAGTCTTGGAACTGCTAGAAGAGCTACAAAAGCTCAAGAGTCAGACGCGCCTTCTCGGTGAGTACGGAGGTCTTGCCAGCGAGGGTAGTGAAGGCGGTCCTTACGACTGGCAGGCAGAGTGGCACAACCGTGGTGCTGACTGTCCTGAGCGTGCAATTATTGCGGGCAACCGAACAGGCAAAACGCGATCAGCTGCTGCCGAAGTAGCTTTGCATCTGACTGGCCTTTACCCGGACTGGTGGGAAGGCCGTAGGTTTGACGAGCCCACCTCCTGGATCGTTGCAGGACCAACCAACGAATTGACTCGTGACGTTTGCCAGTTTGCCCTGGTCGGGGCGATGTTGCCTGGTACAAAGGTACCGGACGGCACTGGGTGGATTCCAAAAGAGCACATCGGCAACGTGGACTTCCGGCAGTGTGGGGTCCAGAATGTGATTGACACCGTGAAGGTAAAGCATGCCTCTGGTGGCTGGTCAGAGCTTGCCTTCAAGTCCTACGAACAGGGCAACGTCAAGTTCCAGGGTGTGTCACGGCATGGTGTTTGGCTTGACGAAGAACCGACTGACCATGCGATCTTCACCGAATGTCAGACTCGTACCCTGGACAAGAGCGGGCTGATCCTGTTCACCCGTACTCCGTTGTTTGGCATGTCAGATATTGTCAGGCACTTCCTTGACGGAGGCGACGGCATCTACTACGCGACCGCCACCTGGGAGCAAAGCCCTCACCTGGACGAGGCGGAGCGAAACCGACTACTCAAGTCTTATCCAGAGCACGAACGAGCAACACGGGCAAAAGGTACGCCCTTGCTTGGCTCTGGTGGTGTTTACAACGTCCCTGACGAGGAGATAGCTTGCGACCCGTTCCCAATCCCCGCGTACTTCCGCCGCATTTGCGGAATCGACTTCGGAATCGACCACCCAGCAGGGGCAGCGTGGATCGCATACGACGCAGACGCGGACATCGTGTATGTAACTGATTGCTACCGAAAGTCAGGTGAAACAGCGGCGTACCATGCCCAGGCGATTACCTCGCGGGCAGAATGGATACCAGTCTCTTGGCCGCACGACGGCATGACCAGGGACAAGGGCGGCGGCAAGGCTCTGCGGGATCAATACGAAGAGTGTGGCGTCAACATGCTCTACCTTTCTGCCAGGTATGAGGATGACAAGGGTGGCGGGCAGGCGCGAGAACCTGCGACGCTCGACATCCTGGAACGCATGAGAACAGGCAGGTTTAAAGTCTTCCGCCACTTGGACGAGTGGTTTGAGGAAAAACGAATGCTGCACCGTAAAGACGGTCGGATCGTCGCTGAGCGTGACGACATCGAGTCAGCCACCAGGTATGCCGTGATGATGCTTCGTTACGCTCTCACTGAGGAGGATATCGCGTTTGAACCACAGCCTTTTGCAGAACACAACTACGACCCATTGGAGCTCTAAATGTCCTCTTTTTTCAACCCCATAACCCCCCCACAAGACAACACTGTTGCTGCTGCCAGAGGCTTTGATTTTGCTGGCAGGTTGAACGTGCCTTATTCCAGTCCAGTCGGTGCTAGCATGGCCCTTGGTAAACTTGAAAACGCGATACGTGACCGAGAGCTTCGTATGGCGATGGGTAGCGGGATCTATGGATCTACATTGCGTGGATCAATCCAGGGTCTTACAAACACATCAATTTTAGGTGGATGACATGGACGGCAAAAGTATTATCGCTCGCTACGAACAGGCCAAAAACAGCCGGTATAACTTTGACAATCACTGGCAAGAGGTAGCTGACCTCGTTCTTCCTACAAGAGAGTTTCAGACAGAGTATGCCCCTGGTGAGAAACGTCGTAACAAGATATTTAGCGATGTGGCACCAGAAGCTGCCGAGTCTCTTGCCGCAGCACTGTCTGGTCTATTGACAAACACTAGCACCAGATGGTTTAGCTTGTTTCCAAGCGACCCCAGCTTGAAGGGGAGAAGAGAGGTTGAAAAATACCTTTACGACGTAACCGAAATCATGCTGCACTACTTCGATGGCAATAACTGCGGTTTTGCCCTTGCCAGCCATGAAATGTACCTGGATGTGGTGTGCTTTGGCACAGGCTGCATGCTTATCACCGACACTGATTCAGGTCCGTCTTTTCAAGCCAGAGACTTGTCCAACTTTTACCTAGTAGAAGATGATTCGGGCGACATCGTGGAGGTGTACCGCAAGTTCAAGATGACTGAGCGGGAGGCTTACGAAATGTTTGGCGATCAGCTTTCGGAGAAGACTCTGAGCCGAATCCGTGATGGCTCTGCGTCAGGTGATTATGGCAACCGTAAGATTGAATTTATCCATGCAATCATCAAGCGGTTTGAGCGCGACATGCTCAAGATCGACAACACCAACATGGAGTACGCCTCGTTCTACATCGAACGTAATGAAGCCCACATTTGTAGTGAAGGTGGCTTCAAACAGCTCCCATATCTCTTCCCACGATGGAGCAAGTCGCCAGAAGAAACTTACGGTCGCTCCCCAGCAATGAAGGTTCTTCCTGGCATCAAGGTTGCCAATGTCATGGCTCGCAACATCCTGGAGGCGTCAGAGCTAGCCATCCGTCCACCAATTATGATGCCAGCCAACAGTATTGAAGGCCCGCTACGCACCTCGCCAGGCAGTTTGATTTACTACCGCCAGGGCTCCAGAGACTACCCACGACCACTTGTGTCAGGCGCAAACCCTGGTGTAGGCGAGAACCTTCTTCAACGACAAGAAAGCCGAATCGAAAAGGCATTTTTCCTGGACAATCTCAAAATGCCCCAGAATGATCGCATGACCGCAACCGAGATTATTCAACGGCGGCAAGAGGGTTTGATGCAAGCTGCACCCATCCTGTCCAGGTTGTACGCTGAATTCTTGGACCCGTTGATTGCACGGACCTATGCAAGCCTCAACAAAGCAAAACTTCTGCCTGAACCACCACCCGCACTTAGCGGAAGGTCGTTGACTGTCGAATATCGCAGTCCCATGGCTAACTCAAAGCGACAGGCGCACACTCAGGGCTTCATGCAGGCTATGCAGGCTGCTAGCGTTCTGTTCCAAATTGACCCAAGCTCGGCAAAATCCATCGACGTAGACGCTGCGATTCGAGACATCTTCGAGTCTAACTCTGTCGATCCGAAATACTTGAAAGATCCACGACTGGTAGCCCAAGAAAAACAACAGCTGCAAAGGATGCAGCAGCAAGCCATGCAGGCCGAGCTGGCACAAAAACAAGGTGAGGCCCAGCAGGCCCAAGGAGCTCCACAGCAATGAGCGAATACAAAAGTCAGATCGAACGGCGTGAGTCGTACAAGGAAGTGTTTTCGACCAAGGAGGGCAAGCGTGTCTTGGCCGATTTGGCATCAATGTTCGGGTGTGGGAACGTCCAATACAACGGCGAGCCCAACGACCTGATTTATCGTGAGGGGCAAAGAAGTGTTGCACTCCACATCATTCACGCCGTAAACTACAAGCCACAAGATCCCCAGTTCGAGGACATCCAAAGCACTTACGACGTTTTAGACATTTTGCACGAGGAAATGACAAATGGCTCTTGATCCAAACAAAGTAATGCCAACCGTGAATGTCCTGAGCGAGGACATCTCTAAACCAGTCCAAATTCATTCTTTCTGGACAAAGGTCCATGAGGACAGCAAGACTCAGGACGATGCCACCCTGAATGACCCAGAGGACGACATCACTTCAGATAAGTCCCTGCTGCTTTTCGCACCAATCGGAACCAGCCTGGTTCTTTGCCACGGGTACACCGGATCTGTGGGGTCAGTCACTACACAGCCAGTCGTCAAGGTCTTTGGGCGCACGGTTGCTACGTCTGATGAAACCACCATGACGGCCTCTGACGGCGTTCGGGGGCAGTGGATGGTTCTTCCCAATAAGGCTGGGGACATCGACATCACCATCAGCGACTCTGCTGCGGACACGACTGACGGCACTACCAGCCTGACCACAGTCGACCCAGATGCACACGTTGTTGACCTTTTGGGATGCAACCAGATCATTGTCGGGATCAAGACAGCTGCTGTGGATTGCACCACTGGTTTCATCCTTGGAAAGATGATCTGATGAGCAACATTGTCCGACTCTCTAACCGTGATTGGGTCGGCATCGTCTGCACGACCGTCCTGTGCGTAGGCGGCCTCTACAAGATTCTGGCCAACCAGCAAGGAAAAATCAATGAATTGGCAATCACGCAAGCAGTCACCATCTCGCAGCTCGAAACCGTTGCCAGGATGCAAGAACGCATCTTGTCCAGGTTGGAAGCGTTGGAACAGCAGTGAATCTGGGGCTTGTTGCCGCCGTTCCGTTGTTTTTAGCCTCCTCGTGCCAGCGGCAATCGCTTGTGCCGTCCTCCTCATCGCTTTCCTTGCCGGATGCAAGTCAGGTGGACCCTACATTGAGTCCACTGGTTTGGGTCGGGAGCTTGGGTATCCTGGGCGGCCTGATTTTAATGACTATCAGCCGATTCTTGATGTTGCCTTTGAGGGGGCAGCTCCCGTTTCTAGTTGGGATCGGGTTGGTCTTGCTTACCTATACAATTCAAAAGTACGATCAGGTGCTTATATTGCCAGCAGCAATCACTAGCGGCATACTGGCAGCCGTATCAGTCTTTCTCTCGTTCAAGAAGCTAAGGAACACAGTATGTCCGACATTGGAACCGTCATCGCCGTCGTCCTCTCCTCCTACGTCTTTGGAGCCGCCACCGGACCCTACGCCTGGGGATGGTTGAAGTCGCGCGGGCAAAAATGGTAACAACCGCAAAATTTCTAGCCTTCTCTTGCGTCCACCAGCCAGACTCCTCGTCGAACTGTGTGGGCTGGCTACTCCGCAAGATAGCGGAGCATAAGCCGACCCACCTTGTATGCCTTGGCGACCTATTTGATGCCAAGGCAGCCTCGGTGCATCCAGATGAAGACGTTTGTAGCCTCCGTCACGAATACGCGGAGGCTGCTTCGTTCTTACGCCGTGCCAGGGAAGCTGGAGGCGATCCGGTGTGCATCTGGACCCTGGGCAACCATGACGACAACATCCAAAAGGCGGACCCCAGACGCATACCCAAAGCCCTGCGGGAATCAGTCCACTGGAACCAGGACAAGCTCTACGGGGAGGAGTTTCAGAGATGGGCTCAGTACCCCTACATCAAGAGCTCCAAAGCTGTCTACTCCCTGGGGCAAGTGATGTTCTTTCACGGGTTCGACGTAGCAGCCAATAGCGACGAGCTGGAGGGCTTGCAGATGAATTACGCCTGTGGGGGTTCCCCGTGGCGTCTAAGCGTCAGAGGGCATACTCACAGGCCCGTATCGCCCACCCAGGCCAAACGGACTGCTAAAGTTTTGTTGCCTCACTGGTATGCCAACGTGGGAACGATAGGCTACGGCGACAAACAGCCAGAGTATATGAGTCGAAAGGATTGCACCCAATGGGGAGCTGCTGTCCTGGTCGGTGAAGCTCTGCTGGGCAAGAGAGTAAGTCGTTGCACGAGCCGAGAATGGTCAGCATCCCTGGAACTGATGTCGTGAAAATGGTCCTGGTAGAATGGGTGGATAGTTGCGAGCCTGAGCCAAACGCTGAGGTTGAGCTGCACGAGCTGCCTGGTCCGCAACGGATCTACCAATGCGGCTTTCTGGTTGAAGAGAAGAAGACACACATCGTGGTCGCTGGTGCGTCGAAGCCCGACCTGGAAACCTTTGACTATGTGATCGCCATCCCGAAGGTGGCGGTCGTCAACATGCAAGAGGTAATTACGATGCCGCCCCAGATCCGGAAGCCAAAAGCTTGAGATCAAATGGGTGAGCCCAAAGCACATAGGCAGTCACATCACCAGTGGCAGCTGCCCCAGCAATTTTGATAGAGATGTCTTTGTCGTTGCTGAAGGTAGCCGGGTTGATGTAATACCCAATGCTTTCTTTGGCAATATCCATTGTCCCCGCACTGGATGCGCTTGCTGCGGTGATGTATCTGTCATCGTCATCGTCATCCCCTACCTGCAAAGTTACAGACCCACCCAAGGCTGCATGGACAACCTTGATATCCAAAATGTATGACCCATTGGGGACTGTGCCAATAACAAGCTCTGTGCCGACTGCATCACTTGAGAGAGTCCAGTTGCCAAGCAAAACACGAGAGCCACCAACAAACACACCTTCAGATTTTGCCGGAGGCGCAGTTGTCGAGGTTTTTGAAAAGTTGGCTGTAGAAGAGCCTGTGTAGTGAGTCTTTTTACTCATTGCATTCTCCCCATTCTGAGAGGACTTTGATGATGGCGTTGAAGCCGTTGTTCGTCATTGGATGATACTTGAAAGCGGACACATCACTCAATACCTGCAACATATCCTCAAACCCGACTTTACCGTCTTCGTTCAGGTCAGACGGGCAGCTGTTGTCGGGGTAATAATTCACTGAGTACGGCGACGGCTCGCAGGGATGACCGTTGCCGCAAGCAAACCGCACAACACCACCAGACGAGAAGTAGTCGGGACCTGTGAACCTAGCGATACGAAACGAACCAGGCCACTTCTCGCTTTCCCAGTCAACGTCAGCGTCCCAACGAATCAGGTCGCCGTAGTCAATCTGTGAAGCCGATTTGCAGCACTGTTGGAACGGCACTTGTCCTACGGGATATGGCAACCAGAACTTCAGAACTGGCGTGTCCATCAGATCCTTGTGCTGCTGCTGAACCAGCGGGTAGCGGTACTGCGGGTTTGAGTTGCCGTACTTCTTGCCAAGCGGCCCGTGCAGAATCCAAGAATCACACCACGCAAAATCGAGGTCAATCAGATCAGCCTGTCGTGGGCAGCACCCTTCTGGTCCCTCGAAGATCCAGTTGACTGGCGTGAACTTTGCACCAAGGTAGCCGAAGCGTTGGTACGGGTTGGCTTGGATGCAGTCCCAACCGTTTGGAGCTTCACTGCAAGGCAGCACGGTGCCGTCAGGTAGCTCCCAATCGCCAAAGCTGGTGCGTGCCTGGTCGTACTCAATGCACTCCAGGCAGTTGTCGTACCACGGGTAGAAGGGGTCTGGCCTGCGGTTCTTGAAGATCGGGCCTTCGATAGCCCAGCCAAACGAACGTGATGGCGTCTCGTTGCCACGGGTGCTGCCGATCATGTACGGACGGCGTGGGCTCCCATCAGGGTAGGAGAACTCAGGA